CTGTCGAGTTCCATCCGGTTATTAAAGCTGATTGTTGACTTGTCTTTTCGATCTCTTGCCATAATATTTCCTTGCTGACTTGGTATTATTTGGAACGTGCTTACTACAGAACTTCTTTTGTCTACCAACTAACGGGAGCCTACAAGGCTGGCCGGTGCGACCATCGATCTTATGGCAAGTCTTTGGCTCAACGTATGGATCATACTCCATACCGAACAAAGCATTGAGCCCAGGCTCCAGTTCCGCGGCTAACTGTGCGCGGGAAATGGTCTTACTTTCTTCTTTAGGTTGAATATTCTGGGTAATAACGGCGTTATTACCATTTTTATCTTCTTCTGGTTGAGCATCGGGGGAAACTCCCCCGGTTTTATAATACCGTTCTGCAACCTCTGCTGAGAGGGCGGCGTACCCAACCTTATCGACCCACGAATCTTCATGGCTTATGTCCACCAACAGTCGGCTCGTCTTCAGCCAATCCATCATCAGGCCAACATGCATCGGGCTTACACACCCATGTGTGGCGAGAGCGTTCTTCGTAATTATGTCCCATCCCAAAGATATGGTGGTGAAACTGTCATATACATCGCCGTATTCTTCTTGCCGAGCCCCGTTAATCTTTCTCAATGCATCGTCTATTAAATCATCTCTATTCATCTATTTATTCTCCTCTATATCCATCCAATTTGTGGTGGTTTTGTTGATCCTGTTTCCCAAACAAACCAAGCAAGACACATCATTCCTCCCTTGTAAGACTGGCCGTCTTTGAACAAAGACATTCGTTTTGAAAACACCCATACTCTCGAGGGTGGGTGCCGTTTAAAAAATTCTTTTCTGGCGATACCTTCAAGAAAAGTTATCTTCAAAAGAAACGCTGTCTTGTGCTTGGATATTGATTGGGCGTGTTCCGCCATTTGCAAAGACATCTTTGCATAAGGTGGATTGGTTATAATATTATCTCGTTGCTCTCTCTCAAACAGAAAGTCCCTATGGGGAGTTCCATAACCTCGATCTATTAAATCGCTACTTTCAACGGTGTAACCTCGTTGAACCAAACGCTTACTAATATGACCTTCTCCACAACAAGGCTCAAAAACACCGCCCTCAAAAGATTCAACAGACAACAGGGCATCGGTAGCTTCTGGAGGGGTCGCATAATAATCATCTTTTTGTCTGTCCCCACGACTATTAAACCCAATGATTTTCTGTCCAGACTTAACGTTCATATCTCGTACCTATACCTTTTTTCTGTATCCAATATGTGCAGTTCCTTCCGGGCTCTTGTAACGCCCACATAGAATGCACGGTGTTCATCATCTGGATATCTGCTTTCAAGACACGCTCTCGTCGTGCCTAAATAAACCACACAGTAATCGTCCTCCCCTCCCTTCATTGCGTGAAACGTAGATAGTTTAATCCGCGGTGGCTGGGTGATGTCCTCACCTCTTCGCTCTAGCGAACGGACGTATAGCTTCTGGTGATAACCAAACCGCACAATGTCCATCGCATCTGTGTCCAAAGGCGCAATCAAACCAAAGTCACGCACCAATGTATCGTAGTCCAACTGCAATTCCGGATCCGCATCTTCAAGTAATCTAGACGAGCCGCGCTTTACAACAGCCCCGTCCCCCTGCTTGGGTGCCAGAGCGTACATCGTCTTAACCCGCCCCAAGTACAAAGACCGGCCGGCTTGCAGATCGCGCCACGCCATGATCGCATCAGCGTCTTTCGGATTAATCGAGGGCCGACCCTTAACGCTGTACATAAATCCGTCTTCCCGCAGCTTATCTGCAAAATCACGAACGTACCCGTTGGTTCTAGCCATGATTGTCCACGAACCTTGGTAGTAAGGAATGGTGTCCCGACTCAGGTGAAAACAAACCGCGCCCTCCTCTGCTGTGGGCATGAACTTCTTCTCAACCCTATCGTCGATCCGCTTTACGATCTTCTGGGACAAGGCCCATACAGTGCGGGGCAACCGGTACGACTGGCTTAGAATGATCTTGTTTTCGGTTGCGTTAATAAACTCTGCAACCTCAACGCCCGTCCATCGGTGGATAGCTTGGTCATCGTCACCCGCATATACTACGTTCTCAGCATTGGACTTCATGTGATTAACCATCTTCCACTGCAATGGAGTAAGGTCTTGTGCCTCGTCCACAATCAGCAGCTTTAAGAACGGCGGTTCCACAAACAGGTACTGTTCAATAAGATCTACAAAGTCCAGTTTGGCAAAGGTGCTTTTATACTGTTGTGTTGTTTCTGATATTTGTTTCATCTTGGCAAAGGACAACGACCAATCCTCGGCCTCGTTAAACTCCTTATCTAAACCAATCAAACGGTAACGAGCCCGATCAATAAGTTGGATGTATTTACCCCCGTCACCTCCAATGGCAGGGATGATAATGCCATCGTCAGGAACCGCGCCCTCTGCATTTTCAAACACAACGCCCAGACCGCGGCCCATCTTCTGCCAATCCTCCTTGGAAAGCATGTCCCCAGACACAATGCCCAAGCCCCGAAAGGCAATGGAGTGTAGGGTGCGAAAGAAAGGCAGACGCTTTTCCTCAAACCCGAACTTGCTACACGCTCTCTCCACTGCTTCTTGAACGGCCTTCTTGGTAAAGGACATGAACCCAATCTGTTCGGGTTGGACTCCCTCATTCAATGCGTCCTCAACACGTTGAATGAGGTTGTATGTTTTACCACACCCTGGTGGTCCCAACAGCATGAGTTCAGACATTGGGTGTAACCTTGCTACGCGGACGGGTAGCTAGCCACTCAACGATCTCGGCTTCAATCCAACGGGTAGAACTGTTCTTGGCCCCCGTATCACCAAGCACTAGCGGCTTTGGAAAGCTGCCATCGTTTACCCACTTGTAAATGGTTGAATGGGAGATCCCCAACCACTCCGTTAACTCTGCAATTTTTAACAGCCTTTCTTCAGAAGGGGATGTCATCACTAAACTCCTTTGGTTCCAGTTCTATTTCTTCATCTTCAAATGCCGGCACATGCCAGACACGCAACCTTTTAGACTTTCCGTTATCTCTTTTAATATACTTTTGCTGGTGGCAATCTCCTCCATCGTTCAAAGCTTTCAACTGTTCCTGTATGTGAACCGCTTTGTAATGTGTGAACTGCCTGTTCTTTAGAAACAGTTCCAAACCAACCATAGTGAAGTACGTCATACCATCCTCAGTCCAGGGCTTGCCTAACTCCATCTCCTCGGGAGACAGCGCCCGTATCCGACTTGTGCAAAACGTCTTCAGCAACTCTTGGAACTGGCCCCTGATCGTAAGCTCCGGAGGAACATCAATGGTGACAGAACTCTTCATCAGCGTGTTGATTGCAACCTGCCAATCTTGTGGCTTAACTTGAGGCGGCATGAAATTAAGTTGCTCCATACACGCCCGTTGCCAAAGACCTTGGTTCTGTAATTGCTCCACCGTTAGCTGCAACCGGTTACCATCCACATCCATGAAGTAATGACGCGGCTCTGATAGCATGACAGTCAAGCCGCCAATGTTAGCCTTGTCCGGAGCCGAGTTACCCACACCAAACTGCCTTGTCTTGCAGATCTGCACATCACAGTAATCCTTTAACGGGCAGGAACTACATTGCAGGAAGTAGTCCTTCTTCATGAGCGACTTCTGCAACGCAACGATCTCAGTTGCCTCAAGGGCAGGGCTGCATAAAGTCCTGTTGTATTCTTCGTGATGCTTCTTCCAATCGTCGGGCCACTTCAGCCGGCAGTACACACCCACATTAAACATGAACGTGTTCCGGTGTTCTGTAACCGCGCCCTGACCAGTAATAACCTCCAAGCAATACGGTCCATCGGTAAAGTGCTTTCTATCTCCCCCGAACTTCAGTTCATTCAGTTCCGAAATAGATATCCGGACAGCGTCAACCGCAGCGAAGAAGTCCTGCATCTCCATGGACTCGCCCTTTTTATCCAAGGCATAGCGGGTGGTGATGTCACCGCCAAAGTACGGCATGTTAATGAAGTTACCAACATCTCCGCGCTCCGCCAGGATAGTGTCCTGCTTGGGGAATATCTCACACCCAGAGAACCCCAGTGCTACAGACATCTCGGTCAGGTATTCACGAACCAGTGCCGCCGGCTCCCATTCTTGCAGAAACAAATAGAGGTGGGCGCCGCCCGACTTGGAACGGCACAAGATCAAAGGCATGTTCATCTGGTGGATCTTTGTATTCAACTCCACCAAGTTAAGATCATAGGTATCAATATCCAGAGCCCCGAATCGGCACAGGTTTTCCTGAGTGATTGGTATTGATCCAACCCCCTGCTTACCCTCGATGTGAAACTGTACAAGTTCCTCGGTCAGTGGGCCGCGCACGATCTTACTGGTTGCTTCAGCCTTGCCGTTCCGACCAACACGCCCAACAGACGTTGTACCATGGGCAGCGATTGAACCATCAAACGCTCCCATTAACATTTTAGCTTGGGACATAATCCGCTCCTAAAAAACATTCACGCTAACGCCGTTAGCGTGAATCTTTGTTTATGTTTTTAGAACGGAATTTCGTCATCTCTCATTGGGGCTGCTGTGGAATCTCCAGAACCACCGCTAACTACGGTAGGTTCCGCCGCAGCTTTGGCTTCACCCGCAAGAATTGAATCGCGGAATGATTTAGCTGCCAGCATTAAAGGACGATCTTCAGGCGTGACTAACCGAACATGTTCAACAGCCCAGTTATTCCAAGTGCCTTGGTCATTGCTTTCCTCAACCGAATACATACGCCAGATCGTTGCAAACAAAGCCGGCTGAACTAACTCACCTGACTTTGGGTTCTTAACTCTAAGCATAGAGATGTTGGTCTTCCAACGGCGGCTAACCTTCAACCCAGAAGACTTCATGTCAATGACAGCCGGTTGGTATGATCCCTCATCATCCAAGATCAGGCAGAAGTGCTGGTCAGACTTAACCAGTTCGTTGCCGTTGGGTAGAATTTCTTTGCCACCCTCTCGTCTTGTTTTATTGATCAACGGATCACTCGCTGGGATCTTGCCTTTGAACCCACCACCCAAGTCGCGAGGTACAAACTCCAAGTATTCTGTACACTGGAAGCAAGGGATAATATTTATTCCCTTTTCGCCAGACCAGTACTGGTTAGTCACGTTGTTATACGCATCTCCTTGCTCGGCGCCGGCAATGAACTCGGCATTGCGCTTGTTAATCTGAGGGCTCATGGCCTGTAACAGACGGACAAACGGGATCTGCATCTCGTCACTACTAAATGACGCGCCTTCACCAGCGGTTTCAAAGATATCGTCGAGAATATCTGTGCTTAACTCTGCACTTTTTTTATTAGCTACTGCGTTACCCATTATGCTTTCCTCTTTACTTCTGCTGCTGTTGATACAAACGCCCCGAACATATCAAGGTCGATGGGCCTACCGTTAGCTACCCGCTCCTTAACAAATGCCTTAAGAGTAGACGCATGAATGTGAGTCTTGGTCTTTGGATCAAAGCCCTTCTCCTGTAGCAAACCTACAAGATTACCCGCAACATTGTCCTCGCCCTTGCCGAACGTAATAACAACATCGTTCTTTATAATGTCATCAAGTCCGTTCTGACGAAGCCAGTTATACGCCTCATCTCTTCGCGCTACAGGAATAGATGCGTGTACCAGAGGTTTACAAGCGAC